AGGACTGCAAGGTATCCATCTTCAAGGATGTGTGTGGACAGATTATAGTCTTTGTATGATCCTACTAGTTTTCTGAATGGCATGTACGCTCCTTAGATTTGGCCTGATAGTGTCTTTAGTCTTTGTATGAATTCACTTTCTGTTTTTGTTTCTTTGTTTTTCATTTCAGCGGGCACACCTGGTTGGTCCGCTGTGGTTAGTTCCGGCTGTTTTACCAGCGGTGGATCCTCTCTTGCTTCCTGATCTGTTTCTTCTACATCACTGTCTTGGTAGATGTGGTCAAACTGGGCAAGGTCCTTGCCGGCCTCTTTTTTCTTCAATTCTAATTCTTGCTGTGGTGGGAAAACTTGGGCCTTTGTGTTTGGATCATCTGACGCTACCTTTCCTGGATTGTCAGCATTTGTGACGTCTACAGGTTTTTCTTTGGTGTCAGTTGATGCTGTGGCCTTTTTAGCACCCATCAGTTGATTCAACAAAGCTTCATCCTCTTTTTCAGGGATGGCCTTGATGTTGATGTCTATCTCTTTATATCTCACCTGTTATCCTACGAAGTTGCAACCGCACTATTATCATCCACGTAACTCCATCTGTTATTGGTGGTTTCATAATAGCACAATTTATTTTTAGTGGCCCCTGCACCGTCGGTGGTTAAAAAGGCAACCATTCCATTTGCCGGACTTGATGGCAAGTTTGCAAACGCGACTGGAGTAAACTGCAAGCCGTTTTTAAGTGTAACAACTTCAGTGCTTGGTTCTAGCGTGTATGCGCCTTGTGTTCTAACTGTTTTTGACATTTGCTAGTATTTATGTTGTGAATGGGGGAGCGTGTAACTCCCCCAAAATGCACGTGTTATTATGATTATAAGACGTTGATGTTAACTTTGCCAGATACTTGACCTTCGTCAGTACCTTCAGCATTTCTCACATATGGTCCGCTACCAGTGGCGCCACCTGCTGTAACGTATTGCACAGTGTTGTTGTGGAACTTACTGATGTAGACTACTGTTGAGTCATCCAAGATACCTTGCACCATGAACTCACCAAGTCCACTACCATTGTCGTTGGCAAGTGATCCTGGAGCAACTGCTTTGAGTTGCATAAGCACTTCAGTTGAGTCATCTAAGTGTATCTTAAACGTGTTGGTTGATCTCTGTGCCACGATGTAGGCAACCGTTGAATCAACTTTTGATCCACCGAATGTTCTAAAGGCCGTGACTGCGATCTTTCCTTCGTTGTCTCCGCCGAAGTCGTCTGATCCGCTAACCATCCTGTCTTTTCTTATAGGTCTTCCCATTTGTTTTCTCCTTTAAAGGAGTCCAATGCCAGTTCTCCTGGCTACGCAGTGATTATCTGCATAAGTCTTCTACACGTGTAGAAGCACGTTTGAACTATAGGTATTTACCAAAATTTTGTGTGTGAAATATGTATACAAAAATGATTGGTCAGTCACAAAAAAAGGGCGACCGAAGCCGCCCTTTTTGAAATAAAAATAAACCTTGGCTTATTTGAATTTTAAGTTTGTTCCACTGTTCATGCCTACTAATCCTACGTAGTCTGCCGCGTTACCTAGTGAAGATGCAGTGTTCGTTAATTCAACGTAACCGTATCTTGTTAGGAAACCAACAACTGGTTCGAATGTAGCTGGATCTAGTACAACACCAGAAGACATTAAAGGAATGTAAGGACAATAGAACGCTGGTGCGTCTGCCTCACTTGCTCCTTTGTAACCTACTAGTACGTCTACACTGTCAGCCGCGTAAGCGTCAACGTATACTCTCATAGCGCCGTTCAATGTACCAACGAATTTAGTGTTAGTAGGTGCTTCAAAAGTACCTTCAGTTGTTCTTGCGAACGCTGAAGTTGATGCTGATTGAAGAACTGTTAAAGCAGTTGGAGATACTACAGCGTAGTTTCCAGCTCCTCTTCTTGTTCTTGTTGCGATTTGGTTAGCAACTCTGTTGATTAATACAGCCAATGCCGCGTGTTCATCACCGACGAACGTCGCAGTACCTGACACAGCCGCTTGGTCAAATGTCTCTGACGCTGAACCAGCCAATGTTCTTAATGATTGGATGATCTCTTGGTCGATCTCAGCAGTGATCTCTTGGGCTAATGCCGCCATGATTTCTGCTTCTACATCGATACCTTGCTGTGCTTGAGCATCTTGAGCCGCTTCAAATGTCCATCTAGCTGATAATTTTCTAGACTTCGCTTCAACGGGTTGTTTCAAGATCTGTATTGATAATCTTTTACCAGCTGTACCCTCTAAAGAAGCTGTTGATGCCGCTTTTGGAGTAGTGTTGTTCTGGTTACCAGAGTATGCTTTCGCGATTTTGAATGGAGATAATGCTTCTTCACCAGCAGTTGTGTTTGAACTTACTGTGTCTGCATATCTTATTCTTAATGTGTGGATTTGTCCTACAGGACCAGTCATTGGTTGTACACCTACGATCTCGTTTGCGATCACAGTTGGCATAACCCTTCTGATTACTGGTAGGATAACCCTGTTTAACGTAGCAACGTTACCTGCAGATGTGGCACCAGCAGTTGATTGTTCTGCTAAGTATCTTTTTGTGTTTTCCAACACAACATCCATAGTTTTTTTCTTGTTGCCTGCTAAACCTTCGGTTAGAGCGGCTTTAGTTTCGCCCCATTTTGATTCAAATATATCTGACATTTGTATCTTTCCCCTTAGTTTGTTGTTATATACCCGCTAATTTACGGATATTAGTTAAGTCCGCATCTTCCCTTTGTGCTCTGTCGCCAGCCGCTTCAGAAATAACTTGTTTTCCTGTTTCAACTGGTTTATCAGCCATCACGTGTGGTAGATACTTGTCGAATGAACTTTGAAGTTTCGCTGTTTGAACTGATTCTAACAACTGACTCATTACTTCACTCTTTTCTTTGCCCAATGGTTTGAGCATCTCAGCCATCTTTTCCTTACGTTCCATCAAGTCAGCTTGTCTTTTGGACTCAGCTTCTTTTGACTCAATCACCGCTTGTTTCTCTTCGACGGCCTTCTCAGCGTTTTTTAATTTAAGTGTAGTTTCATCCACAACTTTCATCAGCTTAGAAGTCTCAGATTTCTCATTTAAGTAAGAATTCTGGTACTCAGAAGCAAACGCTTCGAATATTTTCTTGCCAAAATTGATTTCTCTAGCAGATGTAATGTCTTCCTTAAGAGCTTTTAACTCTTCAGCAAGTTTTTTGTTTACAGCTGACTCTACAACTTTAGCAGATCTTGTTATGAAAGCCTCTTTCATCTTGGCCATTTGTTTTTTGGCTTCGGCTACTAGTTTGACTTTCGTTTCCACAACGCCTTTTTTGTCTTCATGGAACTCTTTAATTTCTTTTGCAAGAGCACCAACTACGAATTCTTCCATTTTCTTGAAGTTTTCGTGGACACCTTTTCTGTCGATGTGTAGTTCTTTCAACTCTTCTGTCAATTTTGAAAGTATGAAACTTTCCAATTTAGCAGAATGTTTGCCTACGTTTTCTTTGTAGGCTATTTTTTCTTGTGCAAGTGCTTTTCTGTCTTCAACGAACTTTGTGATCTCTTCAGATAACTTTTCATTCATCATAGAATCTATAGCCTCGATCATGTTTGCCTTGTCGTGTTCGTATCTTTTGGCAAACTCTTCTCTTAACTCCGCGCCTACAACTTCTTTGTTTTCTTTAATCTTCAAGTCCCAAGCTTCTTGGATGCCCTTTTGAACATCTTCCGAGATTGCTCCAGACTCTACTAGTTTTGATATTGCGTCTATCATGTTATTTCAGGTCCTTTATTATGTTTGTAAGTGCCTCTTTCAGGAACTTCTGTGCTTTAGCATCGTTTCTAACTTCAGCGGCCAGACCCTTCGCCATGTTACCACCTTTTGTGTTCATTAGGTGTTCGTAAATTGGCGTCGGATAAGCACCCGGTGCCGAAGGTTGGGCCACAACATCAACTGTGATGATCTCAAAGTCTGAAACTTCACCGCTTCCGTATTCGTTCATGTTACCAGAACCCCTACTTGAAACGCCTAGTTTCACACCTGATTCCAACATAGTTTTGACAAGTTGGCCCATTGGTGTTGGTAAGATTTTCATCTTACCGTATCCATTTGGTCCGTCCATCCACATTTCAGTGATCATGTGTGACACACGGTCCAAATTAATTTTTAAATCGTCTGGATGATCCACTTCACCTAACACAGAGTATCCTGAACTGATCTGATCGTTTAGTGTTTTTGTCGCTTTTGCGATTTCTTGCACTGGATAAACTCTCTGATTAGCGTTCTTGATCCCACCTTGAATGCAGATGCCCTTCATGTACAAATCCTTACCGTGCTCGCCCTCGTGTAAGATCTGCACTCTGGCCTGATCGAACGTTAGATTCTCTCTTAGGTATAC